ACGACATAGAAGCAGAGATAGAAGAGAAGATCATAGCCCTACTAAGTAAAGAGGAAGCAGAGTAACCCCCCCTTTTGTTTTCAAAATTCACAGAGAGAGGACACCCCCTACCCCCCTTGTGTGCGTACGGCTACCTGACTATCATATATACATAGTGATCTACTCAAACTATTACTAATATTTACAGACCCCCCCTATATATTGCATTTTGCTAGCAAGTTTTTACTAAGTAACCCCCCCCTTTCTTAGATAAAGACCTAGGATTCCTAGACCCTCATATTTTTTTTTCAAAAAAACAGTTGCTTTTTTTGTGAAGGGGGTGCAATATTGTAAAATCTGTAGGTATATATACCTAGTACATACCTAATACCCAGTTCCTACCTAATGAGTGCCTACCCTGTATGTACTTAATAAGTTTTTAATTTAAGAAGTATCTACTTAGTAGGTATATACTACATAGTAAGTATGAATAAGAATGTTCTTAGTAAAGTAAAGAATCTATCTCCTGTAGAAAAGCAAGAGTTATTAGTTCTGTTAGAAGAATTAGAACAAGCGAAAGATAGGGAGAAATGCCACGAAGAGTTTATGTCCTTTGTTGGGGAGATGTGGTCCGCTTTTATTCATGGTAAACACCACGAGATAATGGCTGATGCGTTTGAGAGGGTTGCTAAAGGCGATCTAAAGCGTTTAATCATCAATATGCCTCCTAGACATACAAAGAGTGAGTTTGCCTCTTATTTGCTCCCTGCGTGGTTTCTAGGTAAGTACCCAGATAAGAAGATTATCCAGACTGCCCATACTGCTGAGTTAGCGGTTGGCTTTGGTAGGAAGGTTAGAAACTTAGTTAATAGTCCTGACTATAAAGCTATCTTTCCTAATGTTAGCTTGCAATCTGATAGCAAAGCAGCAGGAAGGTGGAATACTAGCCAAGGTGGTGATTATTTTGCGATAGGGGTAGGTGGTGCGGTTACTGGTAAAGGTGCTGACCTCCTAATCATTGATGATCCCCATTCAGAACAAGAAGGTGCAAGTGCCGATATAAACGTATTCAATAGAACATACGAGTGGTACACATCTGGTCCGAGACAGCGTTTACAACCAAATGGTGCAATCGTTGTGGTAATGACTCGATGGCACAATAAAGATTTAACAGGACAAGTGGTTGATGCTAGCATTAAACGTGGTGGTGCAGACCAATGGGAAGTTATAGAACTGCCAGCCATTATGCCTTCAGGCAATCCTTTGTGGGCTGAGTTCTGGAAAATGGAAGAATTACAGGCTTTGAAAGCCGAGCTACCCAATAGTAAATGGATGGCTCAGTACCAACAAGACCCTACTTCAGAAGAGGGTGCATTAGTCAAAAGAGACTGGTGGCAGATTTGGGAAGGCAGAGAGCCACCTCAATGTGAGTTTGTTATCCAATCATGGGATACGGCTTTTATGAAAAATCAAAGAGCTGACTTTTCTGCTTGCACAACGTGGGGTGTTTTTTATTTAGAAGATGATGACGGAATGCTAGCACCTAATCTAATACTCTTAGATGCGTATCAAGAAAGGCTAGAGTTTCCTGAGTTAAAGAAAATGGCTATGGAGAAGTACAAAGCCTATACACCTGATGCGTTTATAGTAGAAGCTAAAGCAGCAGGTATGCCTTTGATCTTTGAGTTAAGGGCAATGGGAATACCTGTACAAGAATACACTCCTAGCCGAGGTAACGATAAGATATCAAGAGTAAATGCAGTATCTGATCTATTTGCTTCTGGTGTGGTTTGGGCTCCAGAAACCCGTTGGGCTGAAGAAACAATAGAACAATTTGCTGGATTTCCAAATATGGAGCATGACGATTTAGTTGATAGCACTACGCAAGCTCTGTTAAGATTCAGACAAGGTGGTTTTGTTTCATTGTATTCTGACGAAGAAGATGAACCTTTGGAACATAATCGTACTGCAAATTATTATTAGGATATTAAATGGCAATAGAAAGACAACCCGCTACACCTGTAGATGGTCTTATTGAACAAGACTCAGAAGAAGCAGATATAACTATAGCAATAGAAGACCCTGAGTCAGTAGCTATTGAGACTGATGATGGTGGCATGATTATAGATTTTGATCCTAATGCTATGGAAGTAGGGGATCAAGGATTTGATTCCAATCTAGCAGACTTCATGGATGATGATATTTTAATGGAATTAGGTAACGAACTAGTTAATTCATATAACGGAGATAAAGACTCTCGTGCTGATTGGGAAGAAACTTATACTAAAGGACTAGATCAACTGGGATTAAAGATAGAAGAAAGAACACAGCCTTGGGCTGGTGCTTGTGGAGTATTTCACCCAATGCTTTCAGAAGCCGTTATTCGTTTCCAGTCACAATCAATTACGGAGATGTTTCCAGCTCAAGGACCTGTAAAAACTAAAATTGTTGGCAAGATTACTGACGATAAAGAAAAACAAGCACAGAGAGTACAAGACTACTTAAATTATTTACTGACACATCAAATGTCAGAGTACAGAACTGAAACTGAAAAGATGTTGTTTTCATTACCTCTTGCGGGTTCAGCCTTTCGTAAAGTTTACTTTGATCCTAGTTTAGATAGACCAAGTTCTATATTTGTACCAGCAGAAGATGTTGTAGTTAATTATGGTGCTAGTGATTTAGAAACTTGTGAACGTGCTACCCATGTAATGCGTAAGTCTTCTAATGCTGTTAGAAAAATGCAGGTCAATGGATTTTATAGAGATATAGAACTACCTGCTGGATCACAGAATACATCTGATATAACTAAAAAGTATAACGATATAACAGGCGAACAAGATACTTATAACTACGATCAAAGCCATACTATATTAGAAATGCAAGTAGATTTAGACCTAGAAGGGTTTGAAGATACTAATAGTCAAGGCGAACAAACAGGTATAGCTATACCTTATGTTGTAACAATAGATTATCCAAGTGGAATTATATTAAGTATTCGTAGGAACTATTACGAAGATGATGCAAACAAAATTAGAAGAATGCACTTTGTTCATTATCAATACCTACCAGGTTTAGGATTTTATGGTTTTGGTTTAATACATATGGTAGGTGGTTTAGCTAAATCAGCTACATCTATACTTAGACAACTTGTAGATGCAGGAACATTATCTAATCTCCCTGGTGGTTTAAAAGCAAGAGGCTTGCGTATAAAAGGTGATGATACCCCAATCATGCCTGGAGAATTTAGAGATGTTGATGTACCAGGTGGTGCTATAAGAGACAACATTACTTTCCTGCCATACAAAGAACCATCAGGAACTTTATATCAATTGCTACAAAACATAGTAGAAGAAGGAAGAAGGTTTGCCAGCATATCTGATATGAAGATATCTGACATGAATAACCAAGCACCTGTAGGTACTACACTTGCTTTACTGGAACGTAATCAAAAAGTTATGAGTGCAGTACAGGCTAGACTTCATGCTTCTATGAGAAAAGAGTTTGATATCTTAGTAGGTATAGTTAAAGATTTTACAGAACCTGCATATCCATACGAAATGGATGAAGAAGAATTTATTAAGGGATCGGACTTTGATAACAGGGTAGACATACTGCCTGTATCTGATCCAAATGCAGCAACAATGGCTCAAAGAATTATGCAGTATCAAGCTGCAATGCAATTGGCACAATCATCTCCTGAGATGTATAACTTACCAGAACTTCACAGACAAATGCTTGAAGTATTAGGTATAGAAGATGTAGATGCTATTGTTCCTGATACAGATGATATTAAAGCAGTTGATCCTGTAACAGCAGTACAAAACTTAATTAATGGTAAACCTGTTAAAGCGTTTATGGAGCAAGACCATGAGGCTCATATAGCTACAATAGCTTCTGCTCAACAGAATCCTGAAATAATGGAAGTAGTTCAGAAAAGTCCAAAAGCTCCTACTATTCTTGCAGCAGCTTCTGACTATGTTAATCAACATCTTACAATGCAGTTTAGAAAACAAGTTGAAGAAGAAATGGGTGTTGAGCTTCCACCAGAAGGTGAACCATTACCAGCAGATGTTGAGAAGCGTATATCAGCCCTAGTAGCTGAAGCAGCACAAAGAGTTCTTGGTACATCACAACAAAGAGCTGAACAGGAACGAATTGAACAAGAAAGGCAAGACCCACTTATTCAAATGAAAGAAAGAGAAGTGGCTATTAAAGAAGGTGAGTTACAACGTAAATCACAAGAGGGTCAAGCTAAGATACAACTAGAAGCAGCGAAAGCAGCCAATAGAGATGAAATAGAACGTGAAAGAATATCTACACAAGCAGAAATAGCTGGAGCTAAAATAGGTCAGCAAACTGCTAGCGATCTGCTAGAAAATGCTCAAGATGATAAAAAACAAGCTTTAGAAGAATATAAGCTTGGTCTTGACATGGCTAAAGATATAGTGAAAGATATCACTACGAATGAATAATGATATCACACAGCTATCACTTTCAGAACATCTGAAGATAAAGCTGCGTGGTATGATGAATGAACACACAGACCATTTGGCAACTGGAAATATTAAAAATTTCGAGGAATATAAAAGAATGGTTGGTGTTATCGAGGGTTTAGCCCTCGCAGAGCGAGAACTTTTAGATTATGTAGAAAAAGTTCTCAAAGAATAGGAACTCGACTCCTTAAGTCGTGCAAATAATATGAGTAAAGCAGAAGTAAAAATACCAGAACCAGAAAGCGTAAAAGCACCTGATATAAGCAAAGAAACTAAGTCTCAGTTACCAGAACCCGCAGGTTGGAGAATATTAGTAGCTATGCCTAAAGCAGAAGAAAAAACTGATGGCGGTATTGTTAAAGCTTCCCAAACTATAAAAGACGAAGAAGTAAGTAATATTTGCGGATACGTTATGAAGTTAGG